TGTGTAGAAGAACTTGAGTGCTTTGATAAACTCATTAATCGTTTGGTTGAACTGAATGGTGGTAAGTTAATTACCAGAGAACAATATAATGAAGACCAACCAAACTACTGGGAACGTAGACTTGCCAATCAATCACTTGATGATTTACTTGCTGCAAGAACTGGGGTAAATGCTGGTAATATTCGTTCAATGAGACGTGCAAGTGCTCCTACGGTTCTTACAGATGATGTCAATCGTACCAAAGGAACTTTTGGTGACCCTAATAATCCTATGGATTTCCTGAATAGTCTTCAGCAGGCAGTTGCTTCTGGTATTGAAGAGATTACTGGTATGGACCAACAACTTCTTCGTGGTGTTGAAGAACAAGAACAAAAACAAATTCCTCAATCGTTATTTAATCCAGACCTTAAGATAGAGTAGAAATCAAATGCCTTTTGTAGGAGATGTTTTTGGATTAAATTCTGTTTATGATAGACAGTCTTTAAACGTAGAGCAAAGAAATTTTATAAATTGGCCCGAAAGTGCGACTTATGGGTATTATGGGGGTGGATCTACACCAACTATCATCAATACAATTACACGACTTGATTTTTTCAATGAAACCGTAAGTGTTCCTGGAAACAATTTTCCAACAGTAAGACGTAGTTTAACAGCAACCTCAAGCAGTTCTTATGGATACTTTGGTGGTGGTTATACACCTTCTTATATTAATACAATATCAAGACTTGATTTTTCTAATGAAACCATTAGCAATCCTGGTAAAAATTTACCAACAGCAAGAAGTGTTTTAGCAGCAACCTCAAGTAGTTCTTATGGATACTTTGGTGGTGGTTTTGCACCTCCTACTATTAATACAATCACAAGACTTGATTTTTCTAATGAAACCGTAAGTAATCCAGGTAACAATTTACCATCACCAAGAAGTGACTTATCAGCAACCTCAAGTAGTTCTTATGGATACTTTGGTGGTGGTTGGATACCTTCTTTTATTAGTACAATTTCAAGACTTGATTTTTTCAATGAAACTGTAAGTGATTTAGGTAAGAATTTACCAACAGCAAGAAGTAATTTAGCAGCATCTTCGAGTAATTACTATGCGTATTTTGGTGGTGGTGGTAATCCTACCTCCATTTGCACAATTACAAGACTTGATTTCTCCAATGAAACCGCAAGTGATCCAGGTAAGAATTTACCAACATCAAGATTTGATTTAGCAGCAACCTCAAGTAGTTCTTATGGATACTTTGGTGGTGGTGTTTTAGGACCTCCTAATGTTTATATCAGTACAATTTCAAGACTTGATTTTTCTAATGAAACCGTAAGTAATCTAAGTAACAATTTACCAACAGCAAGAGGAAGTTTGGCAGCACTTTCAGGAGGTCAATCAATAAATCGTGGTTCTAAGACTTATGGATATTTTGGTGGTGGCCTTGATGACAATCTTGTTAATATTTGCACCATTGACCGTATAGATTTCACAACAGAAACTGTATCAGCACCAGGAAAGAATTTAACTCAAGCAAGAAATGGTTTAGCAGCAACTTCAAGTAATTCTTATGGTTATTTTGGTGGTGGTTATCTTACTTTTGGTTCTGCATTTTATTGCACTATTGACCGTTTAGATTTCTCTAATGAAACCGTATCAGCACCAACTCCAGCAAAATTAACTCAAGCAAGAAGTGGTTCAGCAGCAGTCTCTAGTTCTAATTATGGTTATTTTGGTGGTGGTTATTTTAATACTCCACCCACTGTTTTTTACTGCACCATTGACCGTATAGATTTCTCAACAGAAACTGTATCAGCACCAGGAAAAAATCTAACTCAAGCAAAAAGTTTTTTAGCAGCGGTTTCTAGTTCTAATTATGGTTATTTTGGTGGTGGTTATTTTAGTCCTATTCAGACATTATATTGTACTATCAACCGTTTAGATTTCTCTAACGAAACCGTATCAGCACCAGAAAAAAATTTAACTCAAGCAAGAAATGGTTTAGCAGCAGTATCAAATTCGAATTATGGATACTTTGGCGGTGGTGGTGTCATTTCATTATATGTTTGCACCATTGACCGTATAGATTTCTCAATAGAAACTGTATCAGCACCAGGAAAGAATTTAACTCAAGCAAGGTGGTTTCCCGGAGCAGTATCTAACTCTAATTATGGTTACTTTGGTGGTGGTTTTGCTCCACCATGGATTTGCACCATAGATCGTTTAGATTTCTCCAATGAAACTGTATCAGCACCAGGAAAGAATCTAACTCGGGCAAAATATGTTTTAGCAGCAATCTCAAACTCAAACTAAATAAAAACATCTACAGTATTCTACTATGAATGATATTCTTGCGAATGTTTTGATTCAACCTAAAGTCGTTACACCAGAAGGGTTGAAGTTTTTAACGGAGTATATGAGAAAATCTCATAAAGAACAAATGTCCGTTTTTGATGCTGAAAATAGTGATAAGACTAGAGAAAGACAATCAAAGATTGATTTATCAGCAAGAAATGTAAAGTGTGCTGATTTACTTCCAGTTTTTCCACAAGTCAAAGAGTTGCTTGATAATGTGGTGAAAAATGTAATCAATCCTTTTTATGGATTTGAAATCAGAGATAGTGAAGAACCACAACTGCTCTGTTATGAACCAGGAGGACACTATAAACCTCACAATGATGCCGAAGGTTTATGGACAAATCCAGACGGAACACAAATTTGGAAGAAGACAATAGACCGTGATATATCTACTGTTCTTTTTCTAAATGATGACTTTGAAGGTGGATATTTTTCTTTTCCAGATTTAAGAATTAAAATTAAACCAGAACCAGGTCTTCTTGTTTGCTTTCCATCCTCAAGGTGGTATACACATATGGTAGAACCTGTAACTTCTGGAAATCGTTATACTCTTGTGACGTGGATGAGAGTCAAAGGATTTAAGACAAAAGATGAGATGGACAAAGAGATTGCCGATAAATACAATATAGAGGTTTATTAAAAATGTCTCAACTTCTTAAGCACTATTGGATTAATCGTGATACTGGTGAATGGGCAACCGATACACCTTATGGTTTAATGATGCCGAATGTTAGGGGGTTGGAAGTTAAGTATAATTTATTTACTGAAGATAATATACAATATTGTTTATCCACTATTCCTGAGTATTTTGAATATGAGGTTACAGTTTCTCAAGAGCAACTAACTGAATATCAAAACAATACAAATATTACAGTAGTTAGTTCCACAGAAAGACAAGTTGAAGTTCCTAATCGTCCTGGTTTAGAATCAACCGAAGAAACAAGAACAGAAACTGTTTATGATGTTGTCTACCAAGAATCATACATTATTCAAGAAACTGAAGGTGAGGGTCTTAAGGTTATCACTCAACAGGAATGGGATACTGAAATTGAAGAATTTGATAATCGTCAGCAAGAAAAAAGATATGACATTTTAAGAGAAATTCGTGATAAAATACTTGAAATTACTGATTGGATGGCAATTAAATCCTTAGAGCAAGAAACCCTTTCAGCAGAATTTAAAACTTGGAGACAAACTTTAAGAGATTTGCCAAACTCAAGCACATTCCCAACAGGGTTTCCAACTCTTCCAACTGAACTTCAAAATCATACAGAAATACAAGAACTTTATAATAGATTTGATGAGGTTAGATCTATTTTTATGATTCAAGATCCATTGAGTAGGTCATAACACTTTTGATTTTTATCATATGCATACTCAGCACAAGAGCCATTTTTTCGCACAAAGTGTAGAAAGAGTTGCATAAAACGATCATTCTTGTGAGTTCTCATAGGACTTCTCCAATGAGGAACGGTCATTCCAAGATAAGCAAGACCACAACCAACAGGAGTTACAACTGATTGTTTGTTGCCTTCTAAATCTTTAAGTTTAATTGGCCAAGCAGCATCACCACAGATATTCATTGTGACTGATATTTCACAAGAAGGACGATCTGTATGACAATTCATCCATCCTTTATTGTGATATGTTGTAGAAAACCAGTATGATGGTATAAGTTCTTCACCAACTAAGTGTTCTAATGTTGGTTGAATTCTTTTCATCACAAAAGCACAAGCAGGTGGAGCATAACAAGTTAATACATTTCCTCTTTCTGGGTCAAAGTGAGTTTTTAATCCACCTAAATCATTTATAGCACCAAGTAAATTTTTATATTTGACTTGCAATGCTTCTTCTTTTGTGATAATATTGGGGATATAATACCACCCCTTTTTCAAAAAATCGCTCATTAGTTT